TGGCGAGATTCCGGCCGTCCACAGCGCCATGATCCGTGCCAAGGGCGCCGCAGTGCCGCTCATCTACCCGCACGACGGCGATAACACCGAGAAGGGCAGCGGCAACACGCTGGCCGACCTCTATCGCGAGGCGGGCCTGAACGTGGTGTCCCGATTCACGAACCCGGACGGCAGCAACTACGTCGAGCCGGGGATCATGGAACTGCTGGAGCGGATGCGGACTGGCCGGTTCAAGGTCTTCGCCGACATTAAAGACTTTTTCGACGAGTTCCGGCGTTATCACCGCAAGGCGGGCAAGATCGTGAAGGAACATGACGATCTTCTCGACGCTGTGCGCTACGCAGCCTTGTCTGTGCAGCGGTTTGGCGTTAGTAAGGGTGAGCTTCGGTTGCCAGAGGTCTACGGGAAACACAACGTCTCGTTGGCACCTGACTACGATTACTAGGATTTGCCATGCCTGAGATTAAGACAGACGAACTCGACGAGAGCGAACTGCTCGCCCTGCTGGAACGCAATCTCGACACGGCCGACACATATGTCGAGTCGCTGATCGGCGAACAGCGTGAGCGCAACTGGCGCTACTACTACGGCGAGCCGCTGGGCAACGAGATCAAGGGTCGCAGCCACCACGTCAGCCTCGACGTGTTCGACGCGGTCGAGTCGACCAAGGCGCTGCTGCTCGACACCTTCACCGCCGACCGGCGTGTGGTCGAGTTCACGCCGCAGACCAACGCCGATGTGGACAAGGCCCGCCAGGCCACGGCGTATGTGAATTACCTGTTTTACCGGCAGAACAACGGCTACAAGATCCTGCACGACACCGTCCACGATGGCCTGGTGGCCAAGCTGGGCGTCGTCAAGCGGTGGTGGGACAAACGCTACACCTACATCGAAGAGACGTTCGAAAACCTTGCCGAACCGCAGTTCGTCATGCTGGCCTCGCAGCCCGATGTGGAGATCAACAAGGTCAAGCAAACGGTCGTCCAAGAGGCCATCGTCGACCAGCTGACCGGGATGCTCATGGCGCCCGCGATTACCACCTACAGTGGTTCTATCAAGCGCCGGGTGAACAAGAGCCAGGTCAAGATCGAAAACGTCAAGCCGGAACACCTGTTCATCTCGCCGCGCGCCACCTCGCTGGCCGACTCCGACTTTGTGTCGTACCGGCATGAGAAAGAAGTCGGCGAGTTGCTGGAGGACGGCTACGACGAAGACAAGGTGGCCGACCTCGACGAGGAAATGGACACCTACCGCGACGACATCAGCGGCCGCGACAGCTTCGATGAATTTTCGTCGGAGACGAAGATGCGCGACGACCATCCGAATCGTCGCTTCGTCACGATCTACGAGAGCTACATCCGCATCTACGACCCCGGCGTCGATGCCCGCTGCACCTACAAGGTCATACACTCCAAGCGCGTCCTGCTGGACATGGAGAAGGTCGAAAGCCACCCGTTCCGCGGCTGGTGTCCGTTCCCCGTGCCGCACAAGGCCATCGGCCTCGCTCTGGCTGACGTTCTGGTCGATCTCCAGAAGAGCCAAACGTCGCTGAAGCGCAGCGTCATCGACAACGCCTTCATGACGAACACGACGAGGTGGCTTGCCAACTTGTCGTTGGTCCGCAACCCGCGGGATCTGATCGACAACAAGGTCGGCGCCGTCATCGACATTAACGCGATGGATCCGTCGTCGGTTGTCCAGCCGCTCAACACCCCGCAGATCAGCCCCAACGTGTTTACCACGATGGAGATTCTGGAGCAGGAAAAAGAGGCGCGCAGCGGCTCGTCGCGAATGTCCAAGGGTCTGGACAGCGATGTTGTCAGCAAGCAGAACAGCAACGACCTGATCACGCGCTACATGAACGCCAGCAACCGTCGCACGATGGTGATGGCGCGGAACTTTGCCGAGGAGTTTCTCAAGCCGTTGATGTACGACCTCTACCGCCTGGCGATTGAGAACGACACCCAGCCGCGCATGGTGCAGCTGGAGGGCCAGTACGTCGAGATCAACCCGCAGGAACTGGCGGATCGCACCGAGATGGAAGTGGCGGTCGCTTTGACGCCGGACGCCCGCGCTGCCGAGGCGCGGACGCTGACCATGCTCGACCAAATGTGGACGGCCAACCCGCAGAACCCGACGCTGAACGGCATGTACGACACGCCGCAGCGATACGCGCTCCTGGCGCGGTCGATGGATCTCATGGGCCTCAAGGGCGCTGACAAGTACCTCTTGTCGCCGATGTCGCCGGAATACGGCCAGAAGATGCAGCAGCAGGGCCAGCAGGCCCAGCAGCAGCAGCAGATGGCGCAGCAGATGGAGTTCAAGAAGATCGAACTCGACGAGCGCAAGGTGGTCGTGGCCGAACGCGGCGCGGCCGTTGACGAGAACCGCCTGCTGCTCGACGCCGAGAAGGTCAACGTCGACATGACGATGAAGGCGCAGGAGTCGGCGTCTAAGGCCGACAAGGACGCGGCTGACATGATCCTGAAGGCAGCGGAACTCCAGCACGAAAAGTCGACCGATGCCGCCTACATCGACATCGAATCGAAGAACGCTGCGATGCAGAACCGCAACGGCAACAGGGGCGATGAGAATGGACTTTGATAAAGCCGTAGCGGCGTTCCAGAAGCGCAAGCGCAGCCAAGACGTAGCCGCCGAGAAGCGCAAGGCCTACGTCGGCGTCCTTGAGGAATATCAGTCGCTAAAGTTCGGCAAGGTGGTCGGCGGCGTTCGCGAGGTCAAGGAGATCACGCAGGATCGCATCGACAAGCTGGAAACCGACAAGCGCGAAACCAGCGTCGACATCGCCGACTCGCTGGCGAGCTTCGTCGACATCGAAATCAAGGCGCCGCCGAAGAAGGCCGCGAAGGCCGCCACCGACCCCCTGGCCTCCCTGCTTAATCTCGACATTGACGGAGTGAAGTTGTGAGTCTGGAACTGGAACTCGGCCTGGTCGACGACGCCGCCCACAAGGCGGAACTGGCCAGCCGGCTGCTTCAGAACGACGCCTTCAACGATGCCTATCGGTCGCTGATCGACGACATTGAGAAGCGGCTGTTTCTGAGCGAACTTGGCGCGAAGGAGGAAAGGGAACAGTTGTTCCACCTTCACCGTGCCGCTCAGATGTTCGTCAACAACATCGCATCCCGCGTCAACCAAATGGTGTTGAACGAACCGACCGAATGAATTATTGAGGAGATCACCAATGGCAGAGCAAACCCCCGCGGACTCTGTTGCCACCCCCGAAGAGCGATTGGCAGCGGTTCTTTCTGACCCCGTGGAAGCGGGCAAACCGGAAGCCGAGGCTGAGAAGCAGCAGCCCGAAGAGGGCGACAACGTAGTCGAGGACGAGGTTGAAGCAGAAACCGATACGCCTGACGAAGCCGAAGAAGGCCAAGCCGAGGGCGAAGAGGACGAAGCGAATACCGAAGAGGAGCCAGCCGACTCCGACGACGAAAACAAAGCTGAACCCCAGCTTGTTGAGATCGACGGAGAGCAGCTGACGATTGAAGAGGTCAAACTCGGATACCTCCGCCAGGCCGACTACACCAGGAAGACGCAAGCAGTTGCGGAACAGCGCAAGGTCGTTGAAGAAGAACGCTCCTATTACGCCTCCGCACTGAACAGTGTCCTGTCTGCCGTGGGCGCCGACGTGCAGCGTTTCGATGCTGTGGACTGGGAGCGCGCAGCGGTAGAAAACCCTGACCAGTATCGCGTGGCCAAGCAGGCTTACGAACAATCCCGGCAAGTGTTTGACGGCATCCGTCACCAGACCGAGGACTTCGTGAACCGGACGAAACAGGCGCAGGAAGCTGCGCTGAAGGCGCAAGCGAAGGAAGCGGTGTCCATTTTGAAGACATCGGTTCCGGGTTGGAACAACGAGTTGTACGCTCAGATCGGCCAGTACGCCCAAAAAGAACTGGGTTTCAAGCTGGAAGAGTTCAACAACATCGCCGACCACCGCGCCATCCAGTCCATCTGGAAAGCCATGCAGTACGACAGGGGTCGCCAGGTCGCCACCGAGAAAACCGTCAAGGTGGCGCCCACAAAAACTCTATCCGACAAGAGTGCTGCGAAGTCACGAGTCGACGATAACCGGAAGACAAACAAAGAGGCGAGAGATCGCCTTCGTCAGACGGGCAAGGTCGATGACGCCGTGGCGCTCCTCGCCAAACGCTTGAGGTAAATAGAATGGCTACCATCTCTGGAACTCTGAAGACTTACGACCTCGTCGGCAAAAAGGAAGATGTTGAAGACATCATCTACGACATCTCGCCGACCGACACGCCGTTCCTGTCGTCCATCGGCAGCGGCAAGGCGAACGCAACCGTCCACCAGTGGCAGCAGGACAAGCTGGCCGCTGTGGCTGCGAACGCCGCGGTTGAAGGCGCTGCTGCTGGCACCGCCACCGCCGACGACACCACCATCAAGACTGCCAACACGCAGATCTTCAAGAAGGTGGTCGAAGTGTCGGGTACGGCCCGCGCCGTTGGCCTGTACGGCCGCGCCGATGAACTCGCTCGCCTCGTTGCCAAGAAGGGCAAGGAGATCAAGCGTGACATCGAACACGCGATGGTCGGCAACAACCAGGCTGGCACTGCCGGCAACGGCTCGACCGCTCGTCAGCTGACCTCGGCTCAAAACCAGATCGCGGCTGCAACGACCAACACCCACGGGTCGGCTCGCACTTTCACGGAAGCTTTGCTGCTTGACGTGATGCAGAAGGTGTTCACCGCTGGCGGCATGCCGAACCAGCTTCAGGTGACGCCGGCTCACTCGCTGTTGGTGGCGGGCTTCGCTGCTGCTTCGGGTCGCACCCGCGACTTCGGTGTGCAGAAGAAGATCGTGAACGCCGTCGATCTGTACGTGTCGCCGTTCGGCGAGGTGGCGGTGGTTCCGAACCGCTTCCTCCAGAGCAGCACTGCGCTGGTTCTCGACACCGAGTACTGGAGCCGTGCGGTTCTGCGTCCGATGTCGACGACCGTCCTTGCCAAGGACGGCGACAGCGACAAGCGCATGATGCTGACCGAACTGACCCTCGTCTGCGAAAACGACGAAGCGTCGGGCCTGATCAGCAGCCTGACCGCGTAAGCGTAAGGGGGAGAGCCGCCATCGCCCTGGCGGCTCTCCTTCTCCTTGTGGGGATGACAATGTCCGAACTGAAGACCTCCCTCACCTTCGACAACGCCAGAGAAACCATTCTGCTCAAGCACGAGCAGGACGTTTCGAACATCCTCGACGCCAACAAGCGCGCCCAGGCCGACGCTGCCGGCGAAAAGTGGGGTGACTTCACCCGCGTGGCCAGCATCCCGTTTGCGGTCGTGCTGGAGTGGAAGGACAAATACGGCATCAACGTGATGGCGCCGTCTGAAGAAGACAAGGCCCGGATGGTTGCATTGCTGAACGATCCAGACTATGCGTATTTGAGAACGCGCGAGGGTCGGCTGTGAGCATCACGAACTACACCGAACTGAAGACCGCCGTAGCCGACTGGCTGAACCGCGACGACATCATTGACGCGCGCCTGTCGGACTTCGTCTCGTTCGCTGAGAACCACATCTACCACCAGCTGCGTATCCCGACGATGGAACGGGTTGTGCTGCTGGACACCGACAGTGAGGGTAAGGCCTACATTCCTGCCGACTTCCTTGAGGCAAGGGACGTGTTCTTCAACGACACGCCCTTGGACCGTATCTCGCTGACCGACCTGATGGCTCGCGGCTACGCCGCTGGGAAGCCACAGGTGTTCGCTCGCGAAAGCGGGTTTCTGACGTTCTGGCCAAACCCTGGTGACACCACCGACACCGATGACGAACTGCGGATGATCTACTACTCGGAGCCGGAACGCCTGTCGGCCACGAACGCCGACAACAGCGTGTTCCTGCTGGCTCCCGATCTGTACCTGTACGGCGCTCTGGTCGAAGGCGGAATCTACGTCGGCATGGCCGACGAGAAGGTC